GAAACTGCGACATAACTGCCAGCAGTGGATTCAGTGGTGATGTACGGCTGAGAACTTCTTAACCGTAAATAACGATCTGGAATTGCCATTTGCGTCTCCTTTTATTCGACGTCGTTTTCAGTAGTACGGTAAAGAATCTCATACCGTAGCGTGGCTATGAAAAACTCACTTTCAGCAGATGCTTGCCGGATCTGCGTATCGGTGATTCGTGAATCTATTGCCAACCCATTGAGTGTCTGGTCGTTCGCCATTGCTTCCTCGACTTCAACCGTGATTGTGTCCAAAGTGCTTTCTGCGGTGTTGCCTTTGGCTACGGCTTCAATAGACAAATCAAGTGTTCGTTGTTGCCTGTTTTGAATCCCAATCTCTAAGCGTTCAATGCTTTCGGAATTGGCGTAAATCAGCAGCCCAGGCAAATCAGTCGTTGCGATTGGGTAAGTGCGCGAAAGAAAAACATTCGAGCCGGTGGTTGACAATCCGGTCAGAACCGTTTGGATTCTTGCTTTGATTTGCGCTCGTTTATGCGCCATTTACACACTCAACATGATTTGCGTCATTCCGGTTCCATCCGGCTGGATGCCTCGAACCGTGTAGCTCACTGCTGAAATGGTCAGCGTGTCGCCATGCGCTAGGCTGGAAACGTCAGCGGTTCTTGCCAGCAGTGTTGGCTCTGAGCTTTCGACCTCTGACTCGTCTACATCAACCGCCAGAAAGTCATTGTCAAAAATCCCTGTGAATGTGCTTGCGTCCGCCTTCGTTACGGTTGTGCCGTAGTCTGCCAAAAGTGCTGTTCGATCAGCAGCGGTTTCCACGCTCATTTCTTAGGCTTTCGTGCGGTTTTAGTAGTTCGAGTGGTCACTGGTGGCGCTTCTGCTTCGTCCAAGCCTTTTGCCCGATTCTCATAAATAATCGCTTTGCCCATGTTCACCAGTTGCTGTGCTTCTTTTGGGTCAACGCTAATCACTTGGCCCACTCTGACAGGTCCACCGTTCGCAACGGTTCCTCTGACGATTTCAATCTTCATTGGAAAATCCTTTGAAGTCGTTCGTTATAAACAATCACTCTTGCTGGATTCTTCATTAAGTCTCTCGCCTCAATCCACTTACCTTGCTGATCCTCTTGGACTCTGGTTGGTTTCTTGTCTAAGTCCCACTGATGCCAGTAGCGCCTTGGTCCGGTGTAGAAATCGACACCGCAAACATGAATTTCTGAGTAGTCAAAAAAGTCTGCGGTCCAAAGTGCTTCTGGTCCGCTGAGTCGTATAAATGGGACAATTCCACCGTGAATGTCTTTGTCTCTTAAATTCTTTGGGTCATGATGGACAATCGCTGGTGAATCATATTCTTTCAGGTGCGCTACCATTCGGACGTCATGCGCGTAACACCAAGCCAACTCCCCAAGAAAAAGTAAGCCGTGATTATTGACTGCGGCTAAGTCGTAAGCTTTTGAACCAATCTGCGCCTTGGCTTTCGCCAAATCGGAAGGCGCAGAAGGTCCGCCACAAAGTAAGATACAAGGTCGAGAGTTGCCCCAACCTTGTAGCTCGTCTAGTTGATACACTTACGCAACAGTGACGTCCTGCGCTGCCGCGAAGCTTTCAGCGTGAGCAACGGCAATATCGCAATCTTGATAGAAGTAAAGATTGGTCGTTGCTGTTCCGGCTGAACCGTATGGGTCCACCAGTACGTCCAGTGCTGAGAAGAAGCCCACGTAAAGGTCAGCAAAGTTCCCGAAAATCAGCGAGTAAGGCGAGGAACTTGGTGCTTGGGTTGTCTGAACAACGGGATAACCCATCATGCTGTCAGGCCCAGACATAATCATTCGACTGTCTGTAGAAGCAGCCACCAAGGTCTGCATCAGTTTTCCAACTACTGCCGGATGTGTTACCCATCGCAGGTTCCCAAGCAGAGCGTTGTCTTGGCTAACTTCGGTCATAATATCAACGACATTGCCATACGTCAGATTGGCGTTGCCAGAGGTTCCACCACTTGAAACGTCACCGATTCCAGCAGTGCCTAGAATTCCGGTTGGCTCGTTTGAACCGCCACCTTTGAGCGCAACGTTGTCAATCTTGGCGCTGAAAATTCGGACCATGTTGTTCCGAATCAACTGCTCGACAGATGGGTCGCTCTGAATCATTAATTCGCGAGTCACGGCTACTTTGTTTGCCAACAGCCGTGGTGTCATCGTCACTTGCGCGAAGTCAGGCTCAGAATTGCCCACGCTCCCACCTTCAGCAATGAAAGCCGCTGCGGTGCTGGTGCTGATTTTTGGAATTGCCACGTTGCCTTGCAAACCGTTCAGAATTGTTGCGCCTACTTGCCCAAGGATGCTGGTTGAAATCAGTGCATCAATGAATCGGTCACCTCGGTAATCTTCCGGCACAATGTTGCTTCCTGCGCCAAAAGTTGCTCCGGCTGCGGTTGATACCGTTCTGGTCTGCCAACCCCAATCCGGCACAAAGAAACCTTTTGGTTGTCTTTTCTGTGTCTTCGCGAGTTCCTGGCTGATTTCCATTTCAAAACCAGCTTTTGACCAATCCTTCTGATCTGCGGCTCGAATCGCTCGCACCAAGGAATAGTTGCGCTTCTCTTTTGGTGAGGCGTCAACGCTGAAGTCGATTGGCTTGGAAGTCTTCTTCTCTAAAAGCATGGCTTGAAATTCAGCTAGGCTTTTCTCTTCCTGAAGTGCGCGAAAGGCTAGGTCATATTCGTTATGCCGCTTGCCAAGTTCGAGAATCTGAGAAGCTTGGTTGCGGTACTCTTTCAGTTGGTCTTCTTGCCGTACTTGAACTTCCGGCTCTTTAACTACTTCAGCTTGCATAGGTTCTCCTTTGATTGCTGAGTTGTTATCATCACCGGAAGCTTCCGGCTTGTATGCTCTGCCCACTCCGACAGTAGAGTCAGCAGGAATGGAAACCATTGAAACTTCCAATGGCTTAAAAGAACTCACCCGATAAAGCGGTTTGTCTTTGTAACCGTTCTCGTCTTTCGTCATGCCTTGAATCTGGTAGCCAATCGAAACATTGCCTCGAATGCCGTCCACTACGTCACGGTAAACTTCTTCTGCCATTGCGGACTTGCTAAATCTTACTTGCGCTCTGAGTTTGTCTTTATCGACGTAGGCTCTTTCGACAACTCCAATTTGCTGTCTGGCGTCATGGTCAAGCAGAAGTGGTGCTTTGCCGCTGGACATGAATTCCATGTCAACGCTTCCGGCATTGTGTTCCAGCACCTCGTAACCAAATTCTCTTTCAACCGGATTCGTTGACGAAATGCTCATCATCACGCGACGGTCAGACTCGTCATCCAGCATCCGAACGCTTCCGGTTCGGTACTGAGTTTGAACTGGTAAGTCTCGCGTTTCGACTTGTTGCGGCTCTTGCCTTTCTTCCGGCTCTTCTGCGACTTCTTGAGCCTTGGCAAACGCCACAATGTACTCGTCATTCGTTTCTTCAACGTCAATGACATGCCGCTCAGTCATGCTAGTTAAATCCATGTTTCTCTCGCTTTGATTCACGATTTTCTCACTCCAACTTTTGCCAGCATCCCCACCCCACATAGCCCAAGCGATTCGTCCGTTGCTTGGATAACCTTTTTCTCCTGGTCTGAATCCTTCGGCTTTTTTGTCTACTTCATGCCTCGCAAAAAAGGATTTCATCCTCTTGACCGTTGCCAGTGGCAGGCTCTTGCCGTTGCTGATGTCTCTGGCGCGAGCGATTCCGACACTGGTTCCGCCTCTGCCAAATTCTCGTCTCCACTCTAGCCCACGATTGGCCTCGGCAATCATGCCCTCGGTTGGCTTGTAGCTTTCTGCCATTACTCGACTTCTGGCTCAACTGGTCCGTGTGGACTGCCTAAAGGCTCAAAGGCTAGGCTGATTCCGTAGCGTTCCGCCATTGCCTTGTCGTTCTGCATTTGCTGGAAGACTTCTTCAACGTCGCGCCCGTATTGTCTGGCAACGTCATTCAGCGACTTGAAGCCATTTCTCACTGCTTCGACTTCTGCTCTGATTTCTTTTGCTGGATCAACCCAAGAAAAGCCTCGGCCTCTGAATTCCAGTGTGTTGCTAAACTTGTCGTAGCGAGTGATTGGGATTGGGATTGAGCCGGAAGTCATTGCCATCTTTAGCCACTCTTGACAGATTGGCTCGCACAGGTGCTGAATCAAAAAGCTTTGAATCTGACGGTACAAGTCACGCTCTTCCAGTGCGCCTTGACGAATCGACGAATACGAAACGCCTTCAAGGTTGTTGCTGAGACTTGTGTAAGAAATGCCAAGTCCACTAGCAATGCCGCGAAGCACACCTTTATGAAATTCAGCGTAAGCACTGGTTGGATGGCTAGGATTCCACTCTTGGAAGCTCATTCCAGCCGGAAGCTGCTGAATTGAACCAGGCTCGCCAGACATGATTTGGTTCCCGTCTGCTGATTCGTCACCAATGAAGCCTTCACCGTCTGCTGAAACCAAAAAACCCATTTTTGCGGCTGATGTGCGAGCAGCAATCAGTTCAGCTTCTTCGTATCCTGAGAGAATCCGCATTCGAGACATGGCTGACGCGAACCAAGTAACGCCTCTGGTCTGTTGCGCTCGGTCAGGCAAATAAATGTGCAGAATGTCCTCTGCTGGAACTCTGGTTCTTTTGTCGCTTCTTCGTTGTCCAAAGGTGTCGAACGGATGGCCTTGACCTAATTTTAAGTAGTAGGCTTGCGGTGCGTCGAACTCGTCCAACTCAACACCCATCACCACTCTGCGGCCTCTTGGCTCAGTGGTGAAATATTCTTCGTCGAGGTAATCCGGCTCTAGCACTTGCAGAGCGAGTCCGTCACGCCAACGTTTGCCACGAACAAAACGAATCAGAATTTCGCCATCTCGACAAAGTCCCTGAATCACTAATCGCTGAATATCTAGCCAAGATTGACGCTGATTGGCGGAACAGGATTTGCCCCAACGTCGAAAGGCTCGTTCAATGATTTCATTGCCAGCAGCATCCAACTGCCCAACATTCGGCTCATTCAGATTTCTGGCTCTGCTTTGCAGTGTGAAGCCATGCTCGCCAACTACATTGCTTGACATCAGTTGCAAATATCGCCTGGCGTAATCGTCGTTTCGGCAAAGTTCTCTGGCTCTGTCTCGAAGTCTGCGAAGCGAATACTGAAGTTCTGCGTCTGAGCTGGTCGTTGAGCCGACAAAATCCGCAAGGAATCTTGAACCAGCCGCGCCATCGTATCGACGTTTTGTCCGCTTTGGACTTGGATTCTCTGGTGCTGGCCTATGTACTCTATCCGTGAGCCACCACATTGCTTCAGCGATCATCCTGCTCTCCTGAACTCAACCTTCACCATGTTGGCTGGTCGCTTGCCACTTCTGACGCGAGCCTGTTGTCGCTCTTTAGTGACTTCTTGACGGTAATAATCTCGCCACTTCATAAGGTCTGTGATTGAAAGCTTGGTTAGGCTGCGGTTGCCAATTGAGTATTCTTCAACGTCATTGTCTGCGCGACCTTCCAGAAGGCTTTGAATCTTCTGCAACATGATTTCCGCATGAGTTCGCGGATCGTGGGCAACGTCTGTGTCTTGGTCAATGAACCATTGGCCTTCGCTAACCTTGATTTTCTGATCGTCACTGGTGCGAACAATCCAAGCTTGCCAAGTAATCTGTCCGGTTGGGTAGGCTTGCGTGTCTGCGGATGAGACTTCGATATAGTAGGTTGAATCTGCTTCAACAGCCGTGATCGCAATCTCGGTACTCGAAGCTTCTTGGCTTCTGCCGAAATACTTGAGCTGATAAGAATCGGGAGGATAATCAGATGCTAAATCGTCCTTGCGCCAAAGCCAGCGTTCGCCAGCTACAAGACGATCTGGTTCAGTAGTGGGGTAGTTTGCTCGGTCGAATAGATTGGTTGCCATGCGCTATTGTTAGCGCACTTTGTCAAGTCTGTGGTCTGAACTGTCTGAAACGTCTGATTTGTCCGAATGGCTACTGAAGCCTTGCGAACTGGTCGAGGTAGGAAGTGTTTGATTCAATCCGCCAGCGTCCACCAACCTTAAAGGCTGGAACTAATCCGCTATTGCAGAATCGGACTGCGGTGCGCTCGGTAACATCAAGCTCATCCGCCAATTGCTTTGGCGTGAGGTATCTTTGGGGATGTGGTCTTCTTTTCATTAAAACCTTTGAATCCAAGATTGTGGTCTTCGTGCAGGTTTCAAAGTTCTTCGTTGTGGTTGTGGTTCAGGTTGGGCAACGC